GGCAGGAGTTCACTCCCCAAAAAAACGCTGTGAGTGGTTGCGTCTTTTTTTCTTATGGGCGTTGGGTTTGCGGTCTGTTCGCGTTGTAGGTGTACGCCGTATGCTTGGCCGCGTCGGCTGTTACAAGGCTTGCAACTTGGTACTAAGTTATCGAGTTCGTGTGAACCGCCTCGGCCTGGTTCTATTAGGTGGTCTGCGGCTGTTGCTTCGCGCTGGTTGCACCAATGGCATAGTGGGCTATCGGCTAGTAAACGTTTACGGTTTGCTAGGTAGGTTGCGTTGCCGTTATGTGCTGCCACGTTATGACCTTACCCAACTGGCGCGCGCTGGCGCGCTTGCCCTCGGTTTGTGCCGGTTTAGTTTCATGTCGGGCTAATCCTTTTGTGTCGGTTTGTTATCGGTATGTTTGTTGCGTGTTATTAAAGCCTAATGCGCTTATGCCCGCCCACGGTTAGCCCTAGCCGTTCCCTATTTCTGTTATCGCCTGATTATGTTTACAAGCCGCCCCAACGCTAGGCGTTATTGCTTTCGTTTTGCAGCTTTAACGCGCGCTGGTCTAACGACGTTCCCGTCGATTAACCCCGCGCCATGCGAACGGCGTACGGTCTATTGCTACTGGCCTATTGTGCGTTAACTATTAAACGGCCTACATACTCCGCTAATTGTGGTACTACTGCGTTACCTAATCCTCTAAGTCTGTCCACCCCATTGGAAACCCCATTAGCCATTCGACCCACGTCGGGTTCAGTTTCCCACCAACTGCATCGCTTAACGTCGGATTTGGAAATTTCCCCGTTTTGTTTGTGTTGTTTGAGTGTGCCGTTCGAGTTGGCCATTCCCGACGCCCCACAACTGTTTCCAAATTCGGTAATCGGTTGAGGTTCCAAGCTACTAAGGGGGTAATTGTTGAATAAATCGCCGTGCAACTGCGCGGGGTAGGCCACAATAATAACCCTGTCGCGTCTATGGGGCGCACCCAATCCAGCTGCAGATATAACGCGCCATTGCGCGTCATACCCGATTTGGGTAAGGTCGCCAATAACTGCGGTTCCCCCCATAGTGAGGTGTCCTCGGACGTTTTCCAAAATTGCGTAATCGGGTCGTAGTTCGCTAATGGCTGTTTTAACCCAGGGCCACAAGTGACGGGGGTCGTCGGTGCCTTTTCGTTTGCCTGCGGTGCTAAAGGGTTGGCAAGGGTATCCACCGCAAATAATGTTAGGTCGTTCAATGGTTGCCCATTTGATTTGTTTAATGTCGCCATAGTTAGGTACTTTCGGCCAATGTTTTTTTAATACTTTATTGCAGTAGGGGTCTATTTCGGATTGCCATATCACCTTCATGCCGGCGCGTTCTAAACCTAAATCTAAACCACCTATGCCACTAAATAGGGAACCAACTGTTAATGTCATTAGTCGGTTCGTGACAATAACACGGCAACCAACACCATTAACGCAACTGCTAACCAGGCTGTACGGTTCACGGTTTATCGCCTCGCGCGCGTACTAAAGCCTCGATAGCTAGGGTTAGTTCGTCTTGCGCTTGGTGCAATTCTTTTGTGACTTCATCAAGTAAACGCTTTATGGCGTCTAATTCGTGGTGTAATGCCATATTCATTTTGCGTAAGTCTTGTAGCTGGTCGTGGCTGCCGTAATTGCCGTTATACCGTGTCATTGTTTCCATGCCTCTATAACTTTTGAAGCCTGCGCCATTGTCAACGTTTCTAATATTACGTCGTCGGCGTCTAATAATAGTTGCAAGGCTTCAAGAGCTGCCAAATCGTCTAACCCTTTACCTTTAGCAAGCGCTTTAATCATGTAAAGTTGTTTGCTACTGGCGTGTACGCTGCCGTCTTTAGGTAAACGCATAGGCGTTATAGTTGCGTCGCTACCGGTTAGTCGTGCTTCTACTTCGTTACGGCTTGCTATCGACTTACTCACGCCGCAACCCATGTAACCCAACGCGCGCCCTAATGCCGACGTCATACCTACCATGTATTCGCTTCGCTTGGTGTAGGGCGTGTTGCCTGGGAACGGTTCGGCTGCCGACGCTATAACCGGTATTGGGTCTGCTATGTCACGCCAAACGGTAACGGTGCAACGAATAAACGTTGAGCCGTCGGGCATTGTTATTACTTGGTTATCTGTTTCTTGTATGCGTAAATCGGGCCAACGCTTTAACGCTTCCGCTAGGCGTGTAGGTACGTCTACGTAGTTATCGAGATTAAAGGCCATTGGATACCACTACTTCGCAATCTTGCACGCTAAGAATTTGCATTACTTTTGTTATTTCTTTTGCGCCGTAGTAGGCAGTGTTTTTTTGTTCGGCGCAAGCCATAAGCACATTTAGCAACCAGTCGCCCGCGTTTAAATCGTCGGGGCTGTAATCGTGCATAGCAACTAGCAACGTAACTTTTTGTAGTTGAGTGTCGGGTGTTTCTACTTTTTCGGTCATGTCGGGTATCTTTCTATTAGTCGGGTTTATTACTTGTTTGTCACGCTACCATAAGCCTGTAGTACGGTGGGTTTGTAACTCGATAGTTTCCGGTAAATCCGATAGCGGCCATAGTGCAGCCTGGGGCACAAAATAGCCAGGTTTAGGCACGTCGGCCCGCCAGTAGCAACCGCGCTGTATTTCGCTGCTATCTTTCCAACCTCGAAAACTGACCTCGCTATAGTCGTTTAAAACTATGCCCAAAATGTATATGCCGCTTGGGTTATGGGGCTGTTTGATTAGGCAACCGTCGTACCGTTCAGTTGCTTTAATTTGATAGCCCAATACGTCATCATTTGTAGGGTCATACGGTTTTATTACGTAGTCGTAGCCAAACCATTTAGCGAAAGCGTATTCGGCTACTAAACCAGTAAACGACGCTTTAGGGGTGTAGGTGTGGGTAAACGTGTCGCGGGATTGTAAATATTTTGTTTGCGTTTCTAGCTCTCGATACAAATAATTTATTTCTGCGCGGTCTTGACTGTTTAAACAAATTGTTACCCGTTCGTCAATTTGTGCCATAAAATTTATATGCCAATAATTACGGCCATAGCGCAAGCAATAACCGCGGCAGCGAATTTGTGTTCGGCGCTTGGTGTACCGGCTAAATACTTTTCGCGCAATATTGACATTTCGTCTAGCAATATTGAGTGGTCTATCGGTTTTGCTATTGGCGTTATGACGGGTTTTAATATTTCGTCTACAAAACTTTTAAAGGTTTCGGCGTACTTGTCGCTATACATTTGTCGGGTACTTTCTGTTAGGCCTGGGTCGGGTATCGGGTAATCGGTCATGGGTTAGGCAACGCCCACGGGCCGTACCCCGAATTATGCCATATGGCTAATGCGGAGTTTGTGTTAATCACGGGGTCAAATAACTGTTCACAAGTTTCAAGTATGCCCTGGGCTTGTAACCAGCCGATAGGCCAATACTTGTTAGGCCGGCACCAGTAGCCGTTTATTTGGTACAGGCCGTAGCTACCGCCTGCCGTGTCTTTAGCGTTGTAGGCGTCGGCTTTACAGCCGCTTTCACGGTAAATAATTCGGGCTACTGTACCCATTTCAGTTAAAGGCCAGCCCGCTTGGCTAGCAAGTTGTAGCGCATATTGACAGTCTGTTAACGGGGTTGCCGTTGTAGTAGTCGACGTTGCTATAGGCACCAAACTGACCGTAACGGGGGGCGTTACAGGTAGGGCGCTAGGCGCGTTGTAAGCGTCGTAGGCGAACGCAAGCCCCGCCATGCTTATAGTTACAGCCGTAAAGATTTTGGCTATTAAAAAGTTCATGCAATACCCCTTTTTCGTCGGTCCTAAAACCGTAGTAGACGCTTAGGCGCTAGGTGGTGATACTGGCCGCAACCCTTGTAGGTACAGGCTTACAGGTTCGGGGGTTTTGTCGCCTGGGTAATAAAACCAATGCCACGGCTCTTGCGGCATGACCTCTAATGACCAGCCGTATAGCGGGCCTTGTTCGCACATAAACGCCCACGTATCGCCCGACATATTGGCATAGTCACAGGCCAAACCTAAATTATGGCGGCTAGTACCAGGTGCAGCTAGTGGGGCGTTGCCTGGGCGTAGGTAATATTTGCGGCCTTGCCATGTTCGAGTAGACGCGCCTTCAATAGGTTGCAGGGTGTAGCGCTGTAAAAATCCTGCGGTTTGTTGCGCTAATGACCGGTAGGTATCGCCTGCCGATATTGGTTTAAATTGTTTTATACCTGCAGCGAACGCGGCGGTACGTATTGCGTTGTATGCGTTGGCGGCGCGCGGGTGCAACTTGCCAAACGGTTTTATATCTACAAGCATATTGGCGGGCAATTCGCCTGGGTTTACGTGCCCTAACGTGGCAGGTAATACCAGTTTTTTAATTGGTGGTACTACCACGGCCAAACGCTTTATCGCTTGGGTTAGCCCAACGCATAAGCGGCGGTAACAATGCAGCTACAGCGGCTTTACCTAAGTCGCCTGGTTCGGTGTTACCGGTCATATAGACCGCTAACACGGCGGCGATAACTGACCGCCCGTAACTCGATAAAAGCGCTTTAAGATTTTTCATGGTTTGTCACGTGCCCGTCTATTTTTTGTTCTATGCGGCCTAATGCTTGGTATGTTTCTGCGTGGTCTTTTTGGCTTGTTTTGTCGGCTCGGTTAATTATTGCTACTAGGACAGTAAAACCACCTGCCACTAACGCAACCCATAATGCCTGCATTATGCAACTGTTGGCGGGTTTGTCGCTAGTTCAGTTGCTTTAAGCATTGTGGCGGCTTCTGTTGGCTGTAGTGCAGGGTCATCCATCCATTCGAGGCAGTAGTAGCCGTCGCCTGGTTCGTTGTATTTCCAAGTAGTGCCTGGCGCTAGTTCGCGTGTTGCGTTGCCAATTTGTGTATCTATTTGCTGTTTAGTTGGCGTTGGCATTATGCCACCTTGTCTATTTGAATAGTTGAATAAACTTCGCTAATGCTGGCAATGCTTGTTGGATTACCAAAACCAATATTTGCACGCGCTACCGAAACGTAATTTTGTAACTCAAAATTTTTGTTACCTGTAATTGTAAAGTAGCCAGACATAAACGCTCGACCTTGCGAGCCGCTTGCTTGGCTATATTCGGATGTACCTAGTGCAGCGGTTGTGCTATCTGTTGTGTTTTGAAACCTAATCTTAAATAAAAAACTTTCAAAAGTTGGCGCGGACGCTGTTACAACGTAAGAGCCGGCTGCCAATGTGATGACGCTTGCCGCAATAGACGCGCCAGTAATGTTGTTTACAACGGTTGTGTTTAATGTGCGTTTAGTCCAAGTGGTTGCTGTGCTGCCACCGCCGTTAGTACCGCTGGCTTGAGTTTCGTTAAAAATTGCTGTTGAAATACTGGTAGACGGCCCAACAGTTGCCCAGGCCGCCCCGTCGTAATATTGCACAATGTTTGAAGCCGACAAATAGCATAGTTGGCCTTCGGCTAGCACCTTTTCTCCTGCACCCCCAAAAGCGGCATCACGCGTAACCGTGGTAGCAAATACAGGTACGCCCGTACCTGCCGATATATTCATATTTGCAGCGGTCAAAACTTCCGACGCTGCGAATAACGGAACGCTAGTTTGTTCGTTTGCCATATTTTCTACTTTACGCTAAAACTGGTTGCGGGTCTTGTATCCCCAACTTACCGTAAATTGGGTCGTTCAAAATGAATTGATAAACAATAGTTGTATTAGCGGTAAAGAACGTTACGCGATGCCCGCTTGATACGTTTACCGATATTTCTATGCCCTCTACCGATAGTTCTTGGGCTACTTCCCCGCCGGCAATAGTGTTAGTAATCGTTATGGTGTCGCCAATATCGACTAGCGCCAAGGTTTCGCGTTGGGGTGTTGTAAGCATTAAATATTCGGTTTGTACGGCGTTAAACGTAGCCACGGGTTCACCTAATAAAAGGTATTCGGCCAAGGTTAAAGCGCTTGGGTCGTTATGTAACAAGCTGTTTGTAATGCTTGTGTTTTGAATTAAATATTTAGCCTGGCTGGCCAGGTCATCGGCAACCTGCGGGCTGGCAGCGCCTAAATGTTGAATACTAGCCCTGTTTACGATTACGTCGGCGTTGTAAATAATGCCTAAAGAGTTGTACGGAATATTGGTGCCGTCGTCGTGAAAGTCTGCGACACTACCCGAAAGGGTGTTACCAATGCGCGGTTGGCTAGTTATGTCGCCTGTCCTTGACATAAAAATGCGGCCTTGTTCGGCTTGCTGTATTTGGTCTATATACGCTTTTACGTTTGTACCTTCGGCAACTGTGTAGGCAGCTGCCCCGCCCAATGTTTGGGTACCTGTTTCAATGTCACGCGTTAAAGCCGGATAAGCAACTTCGGGCAAGTCCAGCACGGCAGACAGGCGGGCGCTCGATAGTTCCTCGGATACGTTAAATTCGGCTAACGCTGTTTGGGCCAGTAAATAGAAATCGTCGGCACAATAAACGCTTACCGTGTTTTGGCCGCCTAGTTCATATTTGTAGTCGTAGTTGACTATTTGCCCTACAAACAATTCTATAAACGTACCTACGCCGTTGTATCTGCCAAAAGAAACGCGCCGTAAAGGTGCCAAGGTAAATTGCCCTGCAGGGTCTACATAGGGGCTAGACGTATACAACGGGTTTAAGGTGCCAGCTGCCAGGGTGTCGTTTAAATTAAACGACATAGTACCCGCGCTAAATTGGTCGCCAATATCACGGCGCCCGCGTTTAACGTTTACATTTGTCGAGTATTCCAGCATTGGCGCAAATTCTGTCGTACCGTCTAACACGTATTGAGTACCGTTTAACAGGCCACGGGTTGCGTTGTCCAGGGTAAAACCGTCAAGTTTAAAACCTGTATCTATAAACAGTTCGTACGAACCGCTTTCAATTACTGACGTAGCCATTAGGCAACCTGAATATTTGCGGGGCCTGCAGCCCTGTTATATGCACGTAAAGCGTTTACAACGGCTTCGCCTGTTTCTGCAGTCGACATAACGCCAGTAACGTTTATGTTGTAATTATCGCCTGCAGACTGACGAAAAACCCCGCCGCCCGTGCCGCCACCTGTAACCGGTGTTGGTACTGGCGTACTAACGCCGCCTGTAACGCTTGTAACTATTTGGTTTACCCTTACCGTAATGTCAACGGTTCGCGCCAATTTGTTTGCCAACGCGTCCATTTGCTTCATCATTTTTGGGGTCAATCTGTCTATTTCGGCTTGTAATCCGTCTACCGTTTTTTGTGCGTTGTTTACGCCTGTTTGATACCAGGCATTAGCGGCGTTTATGCCAACTTTTTTGGCTGCCATGTTTGCGCTTTCAACTAGCGCGTTAGTTTCTAATATTGCGGTTTCGCCGCCTTTTACTAATTCTTTTGCTATTGCTGCGCCAGCTTCGCCGCCTGCAGCTAAGACCGCTGCTAACGCCTCTTGAGTTAAACCAAGGTTTAAAGCCTTTTGTATGTCGTTCGAATAGTCTTTAATGCCTTCCACTTGGTTTCGTAGACCGGCTAAAAATCCTTTACCTGTGTCGTCGCCTGCCGTTTTGGCGTCTTTAAAACTAAACGCGTCTAACAAACCTTGGGCTACTGTGTCGGCAAAATCGTTAAACGTTTTTTGCGCGTCGGATAATGCGCCTTTTGCTTCATCGAGTGCCGCTATTAAACCGTCTTTTAATGCTGTTGCATATTCGTAGGTTGCTTTAGCGGCTTTACCACCTGCGCCGCCTGTCTTTTCTATTTCCTCTGTAACTGCTGGCAACTTGAAACCCAATGCTTCTGCCTGGCCGCTTAACCTGTCGGCTGCTGCCCCGTTACGTCTTGTTGCGGCTTCTAGTTCATACAACGCCCTAGTTAAATCCTCAACATACATTTGGCTTGCTTGCATTTGTAAATCGGTCATTATTAAATTGTTTTGTATATCGTCTTGGGCTTTTTTGAAACCTGGTACAAATTGAACAAAACCTAAGGACAAAATAACTGAAGCGTTAGTGATTTTTCGTGCCATGGCGTTATATTCGTGGGCGACTGAAGCCGCCCACATTTTTACGTATGCGCCTACTACGCCCATGTTGTCTAGAAATGCGTCTAACGCGCCGCCTAAACCACCTTTACCAAACGCTTTAACAGCTGCCGCCGCTGCGTCGGGTAGTCGACCTATTGCGTCTTTAACGTAAATGTTGTTAAGAATTGCGTAGCCAATAGTTTCGTTTAGTTCACTCCAAACAGTACCCAGGCGTTTTAGTTGGCCTTCATACGTGTTAGCGGCTGCAGCTGCAGCGCCGCCAAACTGTTTATTTAGTTCGGCTTGTGCTGCCCCAAAATCTTTAGTTTTAATAATGTTTGGGTCAAGTGCTATACCAAGTTTTGTAAGGCCGCCTAAATTTCCGTTAAAGGCCTTGCCCAGGGCAAGCGACACGGTTTCTAAATCGCGTCCAGTACCGGCAGACACGTTTAACGCAAGGTTTAAAAGGTCTTGCCCTATTGTTAAATCATTTGTTGCACGTACAAGCGAACCCAACGCGGGGCGTAATTGGTCATCGGCTACGCCTGTAGCAAATTGCATTTGGGTTACAAAATCCTCGGTAGCGGCGATAGTCATACGCGACGCGCCCGTAGTGTTTTCTAACTGTTTTGCTAATAGCGCCTGGCTTTTTTGGTCTGCAATAGCGGCGTTAACTGCCTTGCCTAAACCTGCAACTACAAGCGCGGTTGAAGCTGCAAACGCGGCACCAACTGCTACGCCAGTTTTGCCAAACTTACCGAACGCTTTTTCTGCTGCGCTAATTCCCTTATCGGCAAACGACGTAATAATCGGGATATTTATACCAGCCATTAGCGAACCTTCATTTGTCGATTAGTGACGGCCATAACTTGTTCCACTACTTTAAGTACCTCGGCAATTACGGCTTCCTTGTTTTTGTCTACGGCAACGTCAATAACGCGCGGCTGGTTGCCTTCCTCTACGTTTAAGTTTGTAATAAATTGGCCGTCTGTGTTACGGCCTGCGTGGTCATAGATGACGCCTGCAGCGTCGGCGCTTTGTACGGTCATTAAACGGTAAGGTTTTGAACCGTATACCACTTGTTCGGTATAGCCGCCGCGGTCAAAGTTTACGTAGCGTTCTTTACTGCCACGTACGCCAACTTTAATTTTAAACCCTTTTTGTACGGCGTCTGTACGCCACGTAGTTTCACGGCCTTTAACTAAGTTGCCGCGTACCATGCCGGATAGTGGGGCGCCGTTGCCTTTTGAGTTATCAAAACTTGCCACCATTTGGCGGGCTTCGGACAGAATAGACGCGCCAGCGTTTCTAATTTGTATGGTTACGCGGCGCCTAAATTTAGGGTCTATGTCGTTCAACAATTTTAGGGTTTCTTGAATACCCTCAATTTGTAACGGTAGTTGGCCCATAGCGTTTACTTTCGTTGTTTGTTGTTGTCTGATAATACAGCAACAACAGTTGCCAAGTCGTCTATGTCAAACGGTATAGACGGGGGCCACCACGAAATCGCTACCAACAGTTCGGCAAGTTGGCGCCCGTGGGTGCCCCTCAAATGGGGTTTGCGGCCTCGGTATCGACTACTTCAATGTTTGTTAAGCCTTTAACAAACGTGTCAAACTCTGCCGGTACAACAATTTTGTTTAACTTAGACGCCTCATACGCCATAAATGCCAAATCCTCTACGCCGATACCTGCGGCCATGTCGGAAGCTTTACGTTTGTATTTGCGTTCCCACAAAATAATAACGTATAGGTTTGTTACCACCTCATAGGCGGTATCGGCTGTTTCTACTTTTAGCGTAAGTTTCATTGCTGCCTTTTGTGTCGGGCCTTTACAGGCGGTTAATTAAACTTCGACGACGCTATACACTCCGCCCGTAAATGTAATGCTCACCTGTCCTAAAGAACCCAAGGCCATTTCGTATGGGATTGCCTCTAGATAGGTGCCGGTTAGGGTCATGGTTGGGTTCGTTGCGGTGCCTGGGCTTGTTGCGCTGCTTGACCACGAAACAGTAGTAGACGTTCCTACCAGCGCTTTAAGCGTTGCGTAAGTTTCGGAAGCTGCAAACGATAGGTACAAGTCGCAACTAAGCGTCGAGTTTTCTAGGCCTGCAACATAGACGCGCGAATTTGAACCAAACGCGGTACTTTCTAGCGCCTCAATTGTGCGCGTAAATGTTAAGCCGTGGCATTGGTCTTGCATTGAAACGCTGTTAATTGTTAAATTTGGGCTTGCCAGGTAAGTTGATGTCGCCATTGGGTTTACTCCTTGTTTGTGTCTGTCTTAGTTTTAGCACCTTTTGGCGCTGTCGTGGGGGATTGAATAATAAAACCGCCTGCTACTAACGCGTCAACGTTTACGCCGTCTACCGGTACGTATTCGTCGCCAGGTGTACCGATACGGGGGCTAACTATTTCGTATTTCATGTTTACCTATCTTAGGCGCTTGCCTGGGTTTGTAGGGTTATGGTCAAATCGTAGGCAGGTAGTTCGCTACCGCCGATTACTGCGACAGTTGGGCGCCCGTCGGTTACGCCAATTTTCTTGGTAATTACCTTGCTAGCTAAGTTGAGTAGTGACCGTTGCGCGTCAAGGTTGCCAGGCCCTAACGTAATAATGCGTATTGGGAACGTCATTTCTACAACGTTATTTGAATACACGCTAAACGTAGGGGCGTCTATAAACGCGCAAGGCGGTACAAGGTTACGGGGGTCTGTAACTACCTGTAGCCCTGTAATGGTGTTTAGCGACGCTGCCAAGTCGTCTAGCGCTTCGTTAAACAGGTCTGTAAACGCTACGGGCATTAGGCAACCTGCGGGCGTGGAATACCTAGTAGCTGTTTAATCATTGGTGACAGGCCAACGCTGTTACCTGCAGGCAGGCCGTCAAAACTGGCAAAATCTGTTACCGCGCCGCGTTGTCGATACAAAAAACCTGCATAGGCGATAGTGCCCAGGGTAACGCTGTCGCTAGGGCTTGTACCTTTTGCGTCTATGTAGCCGCTTTCTAAACGGCGTTGAAAACAAAAAGAGTTCGAAGCTGCCGCGCATTGGGTTAAAAAAGTCGTGTCAAGCGCCGACGCGGTACCAATGCCTAACCAGTCCTCGACCTGTCCGGCTGTAATCCACGTTGTAGGGATAGTGCCTAGCGTTACGGTTCCTGTTGCTGTAGTGCGCGTAACGTTGGCGGCTGTTTTTGCGTACAGCATTTGAAACGGTACGGCTATTTCATAGTTAAAAAGTAAGTCGCCGTCGTCGTCTATACCAATAAACAAATATTCGGGTACAGCGTAAACGGTGTAAGTACCGTTAAAAGTTGCGTCAACGCCTGCAACGACAATAGACGCGCCTACAAACACTTCATTAGGTGTAAGCGTTTCTAATACCGCGTAGTTGTCTAATAGCGTTTTATGCGCTACTTGGTATACCTGCGTCATGGCGGGTTAGGCCGCCTTTCGGTTAGACGAATTTAACGAATTTTGTAGCGTCTGCCATAAACGCCGCTGCATAACCACGGTAGGCAATAGTTCTGCCCAACGTGCTTGGTACGTCTACAGCGATTGCGCCTTTTTGCTGTTCGTAAAATTCAAACCCTGCAGCTGGTCCGGCTGCGTGGCCCATAAATGAACCTGGCGTATTTTTATCGACTACTAGAACAAGGCCTAGCGGGTTGCCGTTCCAATTAGCTGCCGACAACTGGCCTGGCGCGTTCATGGCGCCAATTTGTGGGAATACTGGGCGGCCTGTGCTGTCAACCAATGAACCCAACGACGCCCACGTACCAGGTGTTACGACCATGTGCGTAGGTAGGTAATTGGTGTTCAATGAAATTTGGCGGGCACCTTCGTAAATTGCAGCAATCCAATCCTCGGGGTCTGTCGTGTCGGCAACAGCGCTGGTTTGTGTAATTGCTGCATGGCAAGTATCTACGGCGTAATTATTCGTTGCTTGTCCGTAGGCAATAGCCAACTGGTTCAAAACGATATTTACGCTATTTGGGTCTGTCCAGTCCATGTCTTGTTCGGACATTGTAACGAACGTGCCAAAAGTGAGTTTAGAAACGTCATTGTTTGTAATTGTGACAGTCGACGGGTCAAGTTGATTTAGTTGGCCTGTTGGCTGTTCGGTAACTGTTGGCCGTACCGTAATTTTTGGGCGGCGAAATGTTGCGCCTGAACCTGGCATGGCACGTACGCCAATAGCTGTAACAAAAGGCCTAATCGGGTTAAGCCCGTCATACACGCTGCCTGTAATAATTTCGGGCAGGATACCAGGCGTATCAGTGGTAGTGATGTTTGGCGCTGCGGCTTGAATTTTTGCGTTCATTTCTGCAAGTACGTTGCCGCCTTGCACAGTTGCCGAAATAAACTCGGCGGCGCTAGGCATTTTGAAGCTTCGCGGTTGCGCGTAAATGACTGGCGCGACGCTTGCGGCCTCGATAACGGCTGGGGTTTCTGTTGGCTGTGTCATGGTGTCTAACTCCTCGTTAGGTGTTTCGGTTTCAATATTATCTACTTCTACGGGTTCTTGTGGGATACCCTGCGACGCTGCTACGCGGTCGACTGACGCGCCAGCAAAAGCCCCGTAGGGAACTAGCGATAATTCTTGAAAATCGGCGCTTTCTATAATCATTGTGCCTTTTTCGTCGTAACTAAAACGGGTTGGGTTAACGCCAACGCTTACCGCGTCTAGTACGCCGTCGGCTGCCAATACCAGCGCTTCGTTGCCTAAAGCCGTTTCGGATATGCGCGCTTCGTACATCATGCCGCCTGGCGTATCCACCAAACTTGTAACAATTCCTACAGCCTTAGTGCTGTCATGGTTTAAATACATTTTCGGCATTTTTTCGCTTTCGTTTAAACTGCCTGGCATAAACATAACTTTTGTGCCGTCGTTTACTGTTGCCTCGACGTTGTAGGGCAACGCTAGACCGGCAAGGGTTCGGCGTGGCATACCGTTAGGTCCGGCTGCGTCAATCTTTAAATCTTGTTGGGTTAATCTAAGCATTTGGCATTACTCCTACTTCGTCAACTTCTGCGGGTGTGTCATATTCGGATAGGTAACTTTCGGATAGGTAACTTTCTATATCGAATTTGCAGTACGTACCGCGGGGCAAAACGTTATTCATACTTAGCGTTTCGGCTATGCAGTCCATAAACAATTTGGCGCCGAACATATACAAATCTTGGCGCGCCTGAGTGCTGTTTTGGTAACTGTACGAACCAGTCGCAACGCCCAACAGATACGGCGGGCAATTTGCTAAACGTGCTATTTCAAGCGCCTGGTATTCACTAGCTGCAACCAGCATTTGTTTACTTGCGTCGCTATTTGTTTCGGTGTACGTAACAAATTCGTTTAAAACCGCTACGGAATTTGTAAGGCGCGCGGCCTCGAAAGATTGCCCCAAGCCTTGCAATTCTTCGGCCGAAAGCGGCTCGCCCGCAACCTGGCGCAATACGCCCGTAGGCAGCAAACTGCTCGAATTGCGTAGGCGCGCCTGCTCTAATTTAAGCGACGTCAAAACGGCGTTAGGGCTAGTAAATAGTAAACCTTGAATAGGGCTTATAAATTGCACGACGTCGCGGTGGTCAATAGGTAAACCGCTAAACATAATTTGTTTAGACGGCGCAAAAAATACAGGGCCAGCTTGGTCTTGTGTTAAAACCATAGCGCTAGGCATACGTTGAAACGACTTAGGAAACCCGTCGGAACTCCTTTCAGTTACATATAAAAAAGCCCGCTGCGTAAAAAATAAATCGTCAAATAACCATGCAAGCGTTGTGCTATTTGGAAGCGACGGGTCTAACTGTCGTAGCCATGCGCGCGGGGCAATTTTAATTTGTTCAAGCTCGCCGCTAATAGGGTTAAACATTTCGTTATAAAGTGAAAGCGGCGTACAACCAATAACTGACGCCAATAAATCGCGCGCCCTAGTAATAGCCGGTACCGCCATAGCGCGTTGCCTTGTAGCCCCCTGTGTAAAAGCGTAGAAATTGTCTAATTGTGACGCGCCAACATTTGAACCAGCTGCAGCCGCTTTAACCGTGGTACCGATAGCGGCCTTGTTGACCTTGTTAAATAACGCCATGCGTTTAGTCTGCCATATCTAATAAAAGTTTGGTGGCACTACCCACGGTTGAAGCGGTCTATTCTTTCCCGACGAAAGGTAAGCCTACGTAGGTAGTGCCAACGCAACATTAGCGGTTTACGGTCACTACTAACGGTTTGCCTACCAGCTGCGGTTTAGACGCTAACGCGGCAGCCCAAACCATGCAACGCGCCAACGTGATAGGCCCAGGGCTACGGGTCGACGATAGCGCTACGCTGCCTTGGTGTTTAATAAGTACGGCGCGCTCGACGTGTTCTATTAACTGGTTTTCGCCGTGGTGGTAAATACGGTTTTCTATAATCATATTTTTAACCGGACTAGTCCAACGCAATAATTCGCGGTAGCCAACTATTGTTTTTCGTCGTTCCATATTTGGCGGTAAATGTATTTCTAGGCCTGGCGTTATTGCTACGCGCAACGTTGGCGCTAACGCTATTTCAACTTCAACTAGGCGCCACGTTTCGGCAAGGGTGTTAGCAACAAACGCAACTGTTACCGCCGTTTTTAGTCCTACTTGTACGGCCCTAACGCCAACATATAACGCGCCTTCGTTGTCTACTTCAATAGCTAACACGCCCCCAGGTGGTATGGGTTCGTTGGATTGCAGCGCCTCAAATACGCCCATTTCTAACCAGCCGTTTTGTGTTGCTGTCCAGGTGTTAACCGACGCCCTTAAAAACGCGTTACGGTTTGGCGTTTCGCTTTCTGCCTCGATTACTTCCATTTCTAAGGTATGGCCTAGCGCGGGATTTGCGTATGCCCAGGCGGCGGGCGTCATCAAATCCATAGACGGCGGCGGGCTGTATTCGGCAAAATATAATTTAGTTTGTTCGCCGCTATCTATAGCGCGTAACCCCTGTTCACGCCAACGCAAAAGCGCCTTGCTGTCTTGCGAACCAGCTGTAGACGCCATAATAAATAAAGGATTTTTGCGGGCACGTTGCGAAGGTAATAAACCTTCGTCTATGGCCGCTTCCGAAATATCCCAAACCTCGTCGCATACTACTAAGTCGACGCTGTACCCGTGACCGGCTGCAGGCGTAGCGGCACGTGGGAACCATACGCTATTATCCGGCATTGTTAAAACCATGCGCCCGTAAGACCATGAAATATGCGCGCCAAATTTGCTTTCTAATACTGGCGCTAGATATTTAAATAGCGCGGTTGCTAAATCGAGTTTGTGCGCAACGCTAATAACGGTTTGCGCCTGGCCGCGCGCTTTACCCTGGGTAGTCAACCAGTGGCCAATCAACGCGGCCAACAATACTGTTTTGCCATTTTGTCGAGCGACACTGAACAGGCCGACACGGTGCAAGTAGTTGCCGTTGCTATCCATAGACGTTAAACCATGCAAAATGTTGAGTTGCCAGGGCATTAGGTCTACGCCTAGTACCTCTTTCGCAAAATCCCCAATTTCGATTACAGCCGATTTTTGACCGCTGGCAGTGGTCGTTAATAATCGCGGCATATCGTGGCCAGTCCGCGCCAGTTCGTCCAAACCTTTAAGATATATAGGGTTAAGGTCT